TTGGGAGATAGAACACATTGGTCCAGTTGAAGACCAAAACGTGCTCCAGGCGGCTTACGAATTTTACACTAGCTGTAAAGGTGGTGCTGTCAAAGTAAACTACAAGCAAGAAGAAAATACACCTAAGACACCATTCTAATATGGACTTAGTTGACAATGCTCTGGAAGAGTTTATAGAACTCTTCCAGGGTTCTAATTCATATTTTGGAGTTTCTAAACCTACGGGGAAGAAAAACTCGAAGGGTAAGGCAGAATACAAACATTGGCTTGAACCTACTCCAATGACAAAAGAGCATTGGAGACAACATTTAAAAGGAGAAGCATACTATGGATCTGTCCCTATCAGAGATGATAATACATGCAGTTGGGGTGTCATCGATGTTGATCGTTATAATATACAGCATCAGGAAGTTATATCGACAATACGGAAAAGAAAATACCCACTCGTACCATTCAGATCAAAATCCAACGGACTCCATTTAATTTTATTTATTGAGGGTGTAGTTCCTGCATTCTCTATGAGAAAGAAGTTAATTGAGATTGCATCAGATTTAGGTATCAATGATACCACCACAGATATTTTTCCAGCACAAGATGAAGTAGATTTAACCCCTGATAATTGGGATGAAAAAAGAAAAGGTAATTTTTTAAACTTACCATATCAAAAAGCAACAATGACCACCCGTTGTGCAATGGATAATGAAGGTCAATCCATACCTATCGATAAACTATTTTCATTTGTTAAACAATATAGAGTTACACCAAAAGATTTTAAAAAAATTAAAATATTTCAAGATGATGAAACAAAAGATTATCCACCTTGCATAGTAAATTTTATGAAAAACAAAGTGCAAAAAGGAGAAGGTAGAAATGATGCTATGTTTAATGTAGCTGTATTGGCAAAAAAGATTAACCCAGACCCCATAATGTATGAAGAGTGGACAAGAGAAATGATGCCAAAGGTATGTTCTGAAAAATTACATCCAAAAGAATTACAAGCAATATTTAAAGGTGTTGAAAATAAAGATTATGCTTACAAATGTAAAACATCAATTGCTAGAATGCATTGTGTATCAAGTGAATGTATAAAAAGAAAATTAGGTATTGGTGCAAATGAAGCTTTACCTGAGGTAGGTAAACTTATAAAAGTAAATTCATATCCTGAACCATATTGGATTTTACCTATACAGGGTAAATCGATTAGATTATCTACAAAACAATTATATCAACAACAGCTCCTGGGGGAGCAGTTACTTAATTATGATATTGTTTGGCGACCACTTAAACCAACTAAAAGAGATCCAGATCCATATAGAGATTGGTTAGAAGAACTTATGGATAATAAACAAGATATGGAAGGGTTTGATTCTAATGAAGAAGGTATGGATGTATTCAATTCAAGAATGACAAGATTTCTAGAGGACGTAGAAGATACTACAGAATTTGATCAAATAGATAGTGGTAATATATGGCGTGATGAAACAGAAATGAGATTTAAATTAGAAACATTTAGGTCATTTATAAAAAAGATGGGTTATAATTGGAACGAAAAAGAATGTACAAGATTTTTGGAGCAAGGCGGTGCGCAACCTAAAAAGAAATTCAAAGGGATTGATAGCAGACACTGGGTTGTCAAAGTCCCAAAACAAACGGAGCATAAAAATAAAAATGTCAAATTCGTTAAAACGAAAGCTGCATGGGAAGACAATTAAAATTTTTGGTCCCCCAGGTACAGGTAAAACACATAATTTATTGCAGCGGGTGGAGAGATATTTAAAACAAGGATATTCACCTGATGAAATATGTTATGTATCTTTTACAAACAAAGCGGTGGATGAATGTGTTGCAAGAGTTAAAAAAAAATTTAAAGGTTATGACGATGATGATTTCAGATACTTTCGAACATTACATTCTTTAGCCCGACAACAGTTCTCTGAGATTCCCGTATTAGATCCAAAAGTAGACATGCTTATGTTTCATACTCAATATGGGACTATTAAAATAAATTACAAAGAAACTTGGGATGATCAGAAAGTATTTAATAATTGGTCTTTACAAATATACGACAGGGCGAGAAACATGAAAGTTGATCCTGTTTGGTTATATAAACAACAATCAAGAAAAGCTGTAAGGCTGCAGCAGTTTAAATCTATTATAAATGGTTACGAAGAGTTTAAAACTATGGAACTTGAAACAGGAGAACGGACACCGGACAGGTTAGATTTTACTGATATGGTAGAAAGATATATTGAAATGGGTTTAGTTATACCTTTTAAAGTATTGATGGTAGATGAAGCTCAAGATCTTACACCTTTGCAGTGGGATATGATTGTTAAAATAAGTTTAAGTGTAGATAGAGTTTATGTTGCTGGTGATGACGACCAGGCTATTTATGAATGGAATGGAGCTGATGTTGGCCATTTTCAAACTTTTCCAGGTCGTAGTGTAGTTTTAAAAAAATCTGTAAGATTAAATAAAAATATACATTTTTTTTCTAAATGTTTACTTAATTCTATGGGAGATCAAAGGGTGCAAAAAGAATTTTACTCTAATCAAAAACAAGGTAGTATCTATAGATGCAACGCATTAAAAAAAGTCCCTTGGGATTTAGATGGTGATTGGATGGTCCTTGCTAGAATAAATGATGTTAAGAAGGAGCTGCAGCAGGAGGCACGTAATTTAGGTTTGTATTATCAAGATGTTAAAAATAATAAATCATTTGATCCGAATCAGTTTTTAGCGATACAATATTGGGAAAAAATTTGTGATGGTGGATCTATATCGAGAGAAGAGGCCTGTATCTTGTATGAAAGATTATTAAACATAGACCACGGATACCGGTCACAGGATAGTAAAAAATGGTCTTTTGCTCACCCAAACCAAGTGTTTAATTTTGATGAATTACACCTCAGATGTGGTATGAGAGATGAGAAAGGTCCTTGGTATGAAGTAATGCAAAGAAAATTTAAGGACAAAGATAAAATGTATTTTAAAAAACTAATGGACGAGGGTGTAGATCTTAATTTACCACCTAAAATAATAATAGATACCATACACCAAGTCAAAGGTGGTGAAGCTGACAATGTTGTTCTTGCATCTAAATGCAACTTTCCATCTCACTTCGATAAAAAAAAATTAGATGAGAAGGTAAAAGAACTTAGAGTTTGGTATACAGGCGTTACTAGATGTAAACACACATTACATTTATTAAGCACGTACCATCAATATCACTTTCCATTAGGAAAATATTACAAAGTATATG